ACATGCGACAACACACAATAAAATGATGACCGCTAATATTTCAAATTTACGTCTCATATCGTCCCTAGTAAGAGCGGCCCCATGGAGACAGAGCCGCAATGTATCGCGCGATGGAAAAGGAAGAAACCATCAACTCTATATTAATATAATATATCTTATAAAGAAACTTATGATTGTTATTAAGGCGAGGTAATTCTTGTATAATTTTGTAAAACTTAAAACAGGCAACAACTTACGGACAAAACAACCTGTCCGTAAGCATCTTTAATACATGTGAACCGTTTGTGGACTTATTCTAAACCAGCAATCGGTGCCACATCATCCACAACATTTACCACTTCAGACTCAATGCTATTCACAGGATATTCAACCACTGCATCGGCTTTTGGTGCCTGCATTCCTGCTAAAATGTCGCGCAATTCGGTTAATCGTCCAACCAATACATTATGATTGGCTGCTGACTTGTCAACGGCTTCTTCGATTTCTTTAACTCGTGCTTGTAATTGTTCTATCATTTTTTTTCCTTAGTTAGTTGTTACTGTACATCCTCGCGCTACAAGGGTAGCTTTTGCAACCAATCCTGTGGCGCTTGGGGTTGCGCTGGTGCCGCCTGATAAGTTTACTGTTAAACCGCTGTATGCTGTGGTTCCGCCTGTTCCGTCTAGTGCGGCTAATCTTACCAGAATGCCATCAACTGACGCTTGATTTAATTTCATTCCGGTTAATGTTACGTTTCCGCCAACATATAAAAGACCAGATCCCAATGAAAAAGTAGTCATATTAGGCGCAGTAATAGCTATAGTTCCGCCTGAACTATATCCAACAAATGTCAATGCCGGGAAACTCAAGGATGTCAATATAGCAAATGAGCACGTAATGTTTGTACCAATAACACTCAAGCTTGTAACTGTTACGCTAGTGCACAATGGAGCTGTTGGCTGAAATGCTCCGTTTGTAATGGTTGTTAAAGCTGGAAGATTTAAATTTGTTAACACTGTAAATGTTGTCACCATTGATGTTTGAATAGTGGTTAAACTAGTGGCTGTAAAGCTAGTCATGGACGTAAAAGTCATCGTCATGTTACCGAAAATGGTAACCAATGATGGAAGATTTAAAGTAACTACGGCTGACATGGATGTTATAAGATTTCCTCGAATATATGTCAACGCAGGAGCATTTATAGTTGCAAAAAATCCTGGCCCAAAGTTTCCGCCAACCCATAGCAAGGAATTCACAGTGATAGTTCCGGTTGAGATTCCGGTGGGACTAAAAACGCCATTTATATATTTTAAAGCCGGAAGAGATAATGTCGAGCTTGCTGTAAGATTATTAAATATGGCCGTAAAATTACCATTGATTTGTATTAATGAATTTGCAGTAAATGAGGTCAACCCTTGCATATTGAATGTGATGCCATTACTAATGTTTTGTATGTTCCCTAAATTTAATGTAGTTAAATTTGGTTCAGATAATAAGTCATCAAAAATGGCAGTAATTATATTAGGTATATAAACACCATTGGAAAATAATGATGAATTATAAACCGTGAATTGTATTGGGCTTATCCAAGTTCCAGTATAAGTAATATTGGCATCAGGAATTAAAGATAGGCCGCCAATTGCGCCCGTTGCTAATCCTAAAGCTGTTTGTGTACCAGCGCCAAATGGCGTTTGCACCTGATTCGTTGTACCTGACATAAATTTCCCCTTAAGCTAATACGATTGCAGATGACAAAGCCCAATCAACAGACCATTCATCAGCCGCCACATAAACCAATTGAATTGAATCTGAACCCGATGCACTAGTTGCGGTGCCTGCTGCTGAACTCGAAACAGAACCCAGCTTAATAACCTGGCTTGTGTTGGCTTGAATAATCCATGCAGCACTGCTTCTACCTTTAATTTTTATTGTGTCGCCTATTGTAGATGAAGCGCTGGTGGGCAATGTCACTGTGGTAGCTGATGCGTTGTTTAGGATATATGCATTAGCTGCAATTGCTGCTTGTGTCGTTCCTGAAACAGAATTATAAGTTAAGCTTGGAGATCCTATTAAAGCTACAGTCCCACTCGCATCCGGAAAACTCCATGTCCTATCCCCAGTTGTTGCAATATTAGTCAACGTATTAATACGAGCGCCAGAGTTATCAGGGGACCTCACCAACATGTATCCTTGGCCTGACGTAGGCGACAAAGACTGAAAATAGTTATTTGCAATTCCTGCCGTTGCCCCAGAAATAACCCCTTGAAACGTAGGATTACCGATAGTAGTGACGTTTTGGTCAATTGATGAATTAGCGGAAACCGTCAATGTGTTGCTGCCGTTACTGACGCCGGTGCCCCCGTCATCAGGAGCAAGAGGCGTGGATGGGTTCACGTTTAGTGCGTTATTTGTACTCATGCTTGCTCCTGGTTAAACTTAAAAAATAGCAAAATAAAGATCGTATGCACCATTCATAGCCGTAAGAGAAAAATTTGTAATTTTTAATGAAGCGGTTCCGGTGCCTGTTACATTGCAACTAACAACATATTCCCTAAATGTACCAGATGTGGCCGCTGAAGCTCCCATAAATACTAAAGATGTTGATTTAATAAATGAGTTATTCCATGTCCATGTTGCTGTTGCTGAAGTAACAAGCGTCAATGAACCGGTTCTAAGCCTTCCTGAAATGCCGTTATTAGTAAAAGTTCCTGAGGAACCAATATTATTGTTGTTTTGTTTTGTCAAAACAATACTGGGCCCATCTGCTAAAGCAAAAAAACCTGTTCCCGTAGCTCCAGATAAATTGTTTGCATTATCAATTTGATTTTCTGTTGGCATCTTTAATTCCTTTTTATAAGATTAAATAAATAAAGGAAACGGTTCCATTAAAGGCAGTTAATCCAAAATTATAAACACCTAAAGTTGCGGTGCCACTACCTATTACAATATCAAATTGCACAGGATATACAGTACTTGTTCCGGTATTTTTGCCATTAAGAATGCAAACTGAGTTTTGCGCTCCCGAAACAAAAAAAGTGTTGTTCCATGTGTAACTAGCTTTTGTATTAATGGCTAAACTTAACGATCCCGTAGTTAAAGTGCCGCAATTTCCGTTGGTTGTAAATGTACCGCCAGTGCCAATATTAGTATTATTAGTTTTTGTCATAGTAATAGTTGGCCCTTCTGAGCCAACAAACACGCCACTACCTGACGTTCCTGTATAAGGAATTTGCGCTTGATTTACCGTTGGCATAATTTGCGGTCCTTAACTAAAAACATTAAAAAACAATATAATTAAAAGTAATGGCAGAAGCAGATAAAGATACACTGCTATAATTGTATAAAACCAAAGCACCAACCCCGGCGCTTGTAACTCTTAAAGTAAACATTGATGGAAAATTACCTGCAGTAGAAGCGTTTACAAAAGAAAAATACACGTTAGACGTTGTACTAAAAAAAGTATTGTTCCATGTCCAGGTTCTAGTTCCTCCTGAGCCTACAGACAATGGTCCCGTAGTTATTTGCCCGCAATTTCCATCTAAAGTAAATGAGGTTGCTGGTTGACCTATGTCTGTGTTGTTGCTTTTCGTCATATTAATGATGGGGCCTGTTATCCCGACATAAAGACCGGAACCGGTTCCTCCTAAAAGCGGTATTTGCGCTTGATTCATTGTTGGCATAATATGCAACCCTTATAATATATCTAATCCGGCTGAATTTGTTGTTTGAACACGCCAAGTAGTGTTAGCAACAATGCACACAACATACACGTTGTCAGAGATGGCCGTGCTTGATAAAGAACCAGCGCTAGTCGTGGTCGATGAACCAATTTTAATGGTTTGTCCTGTGTTTGCCGCCAATCTCCAGCCGCCCGCACCAAGACCTTCAACCGCAACAACTTGACCAATTGCACACGTACTCGGTAACGTAACCGTGCATAATGTTCCAACGTTTGCTATGTACGCATTGTTTACGGCAGCAGCCACAGACGTTGATGCTGTTGTTGTCCAAGTAAGACCACCAGAAGCATTAATTGTAATTGATCCGGCTGCATTGGTAATTGAAATGTTTGTTCCTGCCGTTAACGTAGCTGCAACAGGAGTTCCGCTTGTTGTTCCAATAATTACTTGTCCATCGGTCATGGTGCCAGACCAAGTCGGAACGCCAGAAGAGTTTGTAACAAGCATGGCGCTGTTTGCGGTAGCTAACGCAGCCATAACGTTGGCGCTAGAAGCGTACAACAAAGTGTTTACGGCGTTTGTTGCTGGATAAGTAGTTGTAGACCATGATGGTGCCGCAGACGTGCCAGAACGTAATATTTGGCCTGCAGTGGCTGTTCCCGCAAGAATTGCTCCAGCTGAACCAGTAGAATAAAAAATACCACCATTTGAAGCGGTTAAGCTTGCATTTGTTCCGCCATTTGCTAACGCAAGCGTACCGGTCAAACTCATTGTTGTACTGGAACCTGATGTTGTTAGCCCCGTAGTTCCACCGTTTAGCGTCAAAGATGTTCCTGTAACACTTCCAGCGTTCCCGGAAATTGTTATCCCGGCGGGCGCACTTGATACAAAATTTGTACCGTCCGAGGTCAATATATTTCCAGTGGTTCCGGCCGATGCTGGGTATGTTGCTGTTGACCATGATGGAAGTGCGGCTGCTCCACCAGAAAGCAATATTTGATTTGCGGTTCCTGTTGCAACGGACTGAAATGCGCCGGTAGATGTTGTTCCTCCGGCAATAATTCCGTATGCGGTAGCTGATGCGAGACCTGTTCCGCCATTGGCTACAACCAACGTACCACCTATGCTCATGGTAGTTGATGAACCCGTTGTTGTCAGGCCTGTTGTTCCACCATTAATAGTAACTGTAGTTCCAGTAATGCTGCCGGTGCTGCCGTTGATTGTCACAACACCAGACGCAGCGGGCGCGCTTGAAACAAAGTTAGTACCATCAGAAACTAGTACGTTGCCTAAAGTTCCCGCGCTTGCTGGGTATGTTGCCGTTGACCATGATGGTGCCGCGTTAGCACCAGAACGTAGTATTTGGCCAGCGGTTGCAGTTCCTGAAAGTATGGCGCCAGCACTACCCGTTGAATAGAATATGCCGCCGTTAGACGCGGTTAAACTGGCATTTGTGCCGCCGTTGGCTAAAGCGAGCGTTCCGGTTAGGCTCATTGTGGCGCTTGAACCTGATGTTGTTAGCCCAGTGGTTCCGCCATTAATGGTTACAGTTGTGCCTGTAATGCTTCCTGTGTTGGCGTTTATTGTTGTAATGCCGCCACCAGTTCCTGCTTGCCAAGAAGGAGGAGCGCCCGCGTTTGCGGTTAAAACGTATCCTGCGGTGGAACTATTAGCTAATAAAGAAGGAACGCCAGTATTGTTAGTAATTAATACGCCATTATTGGCGGTTGTAAGTCCTGCTATAACATTTGAATCAGAACTGTATAAAATTTGGTTTGCTGTAATAGCTGCTAATCCAGTGCCACCCTTTACAACTGACAAGGGAGTGACACTGTTTACGTTGATACTATTATTTGTGCTCATGCATCACTCCCTAGTTTTTTACAGGATTGTGTAACCGTTAGATACGCCGCTTGCCATAATCCACAATGCAGAACCATTGTAAATCAAACGCAATGTATCGTATCGATTAGCAGATGTAACGCTTACAGCACCGTTAACAGCACCGATTTGTACGCTTTGACCAGCGCCTGGAAGAATTTGCCATCCACCAGCAGAGAAGCCAATAACTTCAATAACAGCGCCTAAAGCAGGTGCAACCGGCAAGGTAATTACAACTTGGCTTGCGCCGTTGTTGATAATATATCCTCTACCAGCCAAAGCAGTTACAGGTGTTGATGTTTGATTGACCCATACTTCCTCAAGAGGAGAAGGAGCCCATGCAGCATTACCTGAAGCATCAGATGTTAGAACATAACCAGCAGCACCAGAAGCCAAGTTAATGGTTAATCCAGTGTTTGCTATGCCTGTGCCGCCGTATTCACCAACAATAATGTCAGCTTCCCATGTACCAGCAGCAAGAATACCAACTTCAGTAATGTTAGCTTGTACAGCAAGTGGCAGGGTGCTAGCAATGCTAGGTACGCTAGATGCGTCAGTTACTAACACACCATCAACAGCACTGGCCAATTGAGCCATAGTGTTTGTTGCTGATGCGTATACCAACTGATTTGCTACTAAAGTAGGCAAATAAGTGGCGGTTGAGAAAGAAGGAGCCGCACCGGCACCAGATAAAATAATTTGATTTGCAGTAGCAGTACCTGACAAAATTGCCATTGCTGATGCAGTTGAGTACACAATACCGCCGTTAGACGCTGTCAAAGATGCGGACGTACCGCCTCTTGGAAGGTCCAGTGGGGTAGAAGTGTTAATATTCATACCATTGTTTATAGCCATTTTAATCTCCGATTAATTACAGGATATCCCAGCTGTTGCCCACATCGTTCAGAGTAATCCATGAAGTGGATGAACTACTATAAACAAGTGTTAATGTGTCTCCTTGAGCACTATTTGTAACGGTGCCAGCTACAGAAGACGAAATCGAACCTAATCTAATTGTTTGACTTGCAGGCGCTTGTATTATTAAAGGCCCTGCAGAATCTGCAATAAATGATATTGTTTGCCCTGCAACCGTTCCTATTGGTAATGTTGCGGTAAGTCCCGCAGTTGCTATGTAACCATTGTTTACTGCAGCGGAAAAGTTTGTGGCTTTGTTAGACCATGCAAATGAGCTGCCGCCACTACTGATGACAGGATTCATTAATTGAAAGGCGCTGTAATTGTCGTTATAGATAAATGAAGACAATGAGCCTGCAATTATTTCACCGCCAGATAAAGCGGTTCCATTTGTTAAAACAATAGATGCTGTAAATCCATTTGCGGTTAAAGTCGATGCGCCTGTATTTGTATTTATAGCCCTTAAGATAACTTCGAATCCATCAAGTACAGTTAATTGCACTGGCAAAACGTCACCAACATAAGCATTGGTTGTTCCCGCATCTAGTGCGTAACTGTAGCCGTTGCTTTGAACTTGAAACGTATCTGCTGTGCTTGTTGATGGGTTGATCAATTGAAAGTGATCGTTTGTTAAACTGTAAACAAAAATGTATTCATTGTTTTGCTGTATGTCACCTGGAGCCGTAGAGCCTGCGAATGTCACAATCGGTTTTGCTGGCAAACTATTGACTTGCAATGTTGGCGAGTCAGTTAAGTTTTGAAATGCCGCAGCATCCATCGTGATGGTCAATCCGTCCGTTAAGGACGTTACAACAGGGTTCAATGTCACTACAAATGCATCATCGGCACCAGTTGCAGCGGACACGTTGAACAAAGCTCTTTGAACCTGTTGTTCGGTGACGCCGCTTCCTGACGAGGATTGCGGTGTAAATGTGCCGGTTAAAGAGTTGTATGTAAAAAAACCTTGTCCGTCAGCGTAATAAATTAAAACTTCGTCAGTTGATACCCATTCAAACGTACCTCTTTGAATTGCCGCAATAACAGGGGCCTGGGTAAAAACATAACCGGTGGCTGTGATAGTGCTTAAATTTGCATTGTCTTCTACTCGGACAATACAAGGACTCGTTCCCCAGTCCCTTGATATAGCTAAAATAGTCATAAAATCCCCTGTTATACGGTGGCTAGTCTTACCCAGCTTGTGCTAGTTGGATTGTAATACTCGTACATCTCATCAGTTGTATTTAATCTTAATCTAAAATACATGGACGCAGCAATCATGGGTCTTTCCGCCGTAGTTCCAGGAGGTAGAAACGTCCATGGGTTATTGTATTGCTCGTTCCCGCCGCCACCTATTCCAACAACAATGTTGTCATTCGATAGGTCTCCACCGTCGGTAAACTCGCTGAACTTCTTTGTTAAAATAGCCATGGACGAATCCCTAGTTTACTGACATCAATGACAGGCCAACGTAAGCCGTTGCGTCAGGGGTGATCATATGAACCACATCGCCACCTTTAACGTACCGCCTGCCTTCGGGTCTGTATTCGTTGTATTGCTGAACGCCAACCGTTCCGGATGATGGAATTACAGGTACTGCATTTAAACAAACAAATACATTGGATATGCTATTTAAATTAATAGCCATCGTGTAATTTTGTGTTGGCACACCAGGAATGGTAAATGTTTCTTCAGTGTTTGCAGCCAACGCTATTTGCGCGCACACGTCACTAAATGGTGTGGTGTCTTTGTAATTCTGATTGTATGGAATTGCCATTTTTTATCCTTTGTTTATGGTGCGATTCCTAAACGAGCGTCTACCGCCCAATTAATTGCCAACAAGTTTCCTGCGGTAGCCATTCCGTCAGGGACGCCCTGCACAACAAAGCCATTCGCGGACAATGTTGATGTGGCTAGCTGCGTAGAGCTGTAGCTCGCGCCTGTGCTTACGTTTAAAATCTGCCCGGCGGAACCGCTTGTTGGGTTATAAAGTGATGGCGGAGAAACTGGGGTGGTGCGCATGGAAATAGGAAATCTAACAGGAATCCTATTGATGTTTGGTTGATTAATAGATTGAACAAAATACGTAGGTCCAGATGCTAATGCTGCATTATCTACAGGCAAAGTGCCAGGAAGGAACGATTTCTGCCAATAATACTCACACCGCTTTAACGTCTCATCAAACGTCAATGCATTGCTCTCAATCGCAAACTCATTTGGAACTAATGAGACGCTGTTCAAATGAATCAAATCAGCAGTTCCTGTTTGAACCATGCTATCTAGCGTATAAATAACAATACCAAGCGTCATGGATGCATTGTCGCTTTCGGGTAATGCCATGCCCTCAAATTTCAACGTATTAGCGCCATTAGATATGTTATATGCGGGGTCATTTGTAGGCGTTATAGCCGTCCACCCAGTAGAAAACACTGGTTCTGACCCTGCTGTCCACGATAAGATGGGCTCGGCTTGAGCAAGGGTAGGCGGCACACTTGAGCGATATATTAATCGCATTTTAACCCGTAGATTTGATGATCCTTGTTTCTGGGCGACTAGCTTAACCAGTGATGACATAACATCACCCCAGTACGGCCGTATAGTCATTGGATCAATGTATTGAATCATGGCGAACTGATTGGTTGCCGTAACTGATTTGACTTCGAATGCGTAATTTTGTGCGGCCGTGCCTCGTCCAACCGCTATATTGTTCCCGCTTGCGCTTGCAACGTATGCTTGTTGGACGATAATGGTCTGATCAGCCGTGTAGCCAAATGTGGCTACATTGGTGCTTGTTGTTGTGGTGAACTGCCATGGGTTTAATGCAAAATCCCAGCCGGTCAACACGCTGTTTTTAGGCTGTGCTAACAGGCTATCGCGGTAAACGTGGAATGTATGATCAATCTGCCTTTGAATTGTATCTTGCTCGTAACTAAACGTCAGCGCCTGAGCTGAAACGATCAATTGAAAACTGGTCAACTGAATATTAACAGTAGACGGCAAGTATAATCGAAATTCAACATAAGCCGCTGGCGGAAACGTTGTGTTCGTTGACGCAGGCATTAAGCCATTGCCAGACAATTCAATAAAATTAGTAGAAGCGTCACCACTTAAAACCGTAACCAATTCCGTAGGTGTGTTGCTGTACATTTTACCAACTAAACTTCGTGACGTACCGCTTGCCCATTTAGCCGTAACCGATGCAGAAACGTATTTATTAGCCCATAACATGCCGCTTTGATCAAACCGTTGACGAAGATAAACTTCGCCTTCGTTCCAATTGCTAATGTTAATTTGCAGCGCATAGGGGGCGTTTGTTGGAATAGTTGTGGCGCTGTTTAAAGCCACTTGTGTCAACTCAACATTACCCGTTCCCGGCAAAACCAAATCCCAACCAGGAGCTACATTAATCGTTTGGTTTGTAACAGTTGTTAACGACAATGGTGAGGTAAAGTTAATTAGCGAAAACTGTGCGTTTGTTATTTGGTTGTCAGTATTTAACGACACCGATGTAATAACATTACCACCAGAAGAACCAGGCAAATAATCAGTAATTAAGTAAATCAAAGCGTCCGATTGAGACGGGGCAGACGTACCATCGTTTTTTCTAAATTCCAAACGGTAAAGCGTTTCTGCAGTAAAAAATATGTCAATAGGAAGCGTGCCGTTGGCTAATACTTGTATAGGGTTTGTCCATTCATTGGTTGCAGAGGCGTCATGCCAAACGGTGGCGGGTTGATATGGAATGTCGTTTTCTAATACCCAAAGATAATAGGTGTCATCCATTAGATTACCTGTCAAATCATCAAGCAGCCAGACCGGATTAGACCCACGTGTCGCCATTTAGAATCCCTTTTAATCAATTGTGTTAATGATACTCCTATTTTTATGGTGTTCAAGTGCGAACCGAGCAATAAATTAATTGCCCGGAAAATTTATGGCATTAGTAAAATACTTAAACAACTTCCGATGTCAAAGCAGTTTCTTTTTTAGGAAAAGTTTGATTAACCATGGTAACAAATTTGTTCCATCCCCATCCTTCGGATATTGCAAACTTTTGTAAAGCAAGAATAGCTACCATATGATTTGACAACAATGGATGTCCTGTATCTACAGATAGCCATTGATGCATTTTTGTCTTTGATGTGTCTGGGGTCCTTGTTTTAAGCTCATCGAGAACATCTTTTCCAAGTCTTGAGTAAATAATGTCGTTTGTATAATGGCCTACGCAACTGTATTTGTTTTTTGATGTGGAGAATTCAGGCCAGCCTTTTAGTTTATAAATGTTTGCATAATATTCATCTGGAAATTTCTTGCACCAAGATGCTAACTCTTTAGTAAGTATTTTATTTAGATAGGCTTCCAAAGCGTCTCGTGGTCGTATCTGCTGGTATCCTGTCGCTTCGTCAATTAATCCGATTATCCCAACACGAGATAATGATTTTATCATGATCTCACTTAAATCTGCGATCTGCTCTTGAGACGACGTTAAAATGTTCTCTTTTCTTGCAGAAAGATATATTTCACATACTGTAGGTATAGTTTCTGCACTGTATCCAGTGGCCTCGGCTCCATTGGTGCCCATGTATTTTACAAGTGTGATCTGACTTTGAATTTCATCAGTTATCAATGGTCTAAGGTTTTTTGCGTCTAAAAAAGATGGCAGAGATAGTTTTCTTGCATCTTCAGATCTAAGTCCTCTTTGAGGTCTTCCAAAAGCTTTAAATACTGATGTTTGAGCAATTATTCTTCTCCCATCCTCCAGAACAACACAAGGAAGGTCTTTTCCCATAATCTTTAATATGCCCTGATGGGTAGCTTTAGGCATCCATCTAGCTTTTCCACCCTTTGCCGCATGAATCCCTATGTTTTTATTAGCCATTATAGCTCCTTATGAAAAGAAGCTATAATACAGTATTAAATCAATAAGTTATAGCATGTTTTTAAATTTAGCTTATTTGTGTTATTATAACCCCCACTGAGTTAAATTAATAATCATTTATTCCTGACGTCCTTGTCAGGTTAATTATTGGGGGTGAATATGGAGCACGTAATAATAATTATATTTTGCATATGGCTTTTTAATTGGGGTATAAGTTGATATTATTTGTTAGATAGCAACTTTTTTATTTCATCGTATCCTAACAAAGCACCTACAGATACTGCGGCGCTTTTTACCATAGGATTTCTTAGCTTCAATCCTGGGTATCGTTTTGATAGTTCAATCATAAACTGATCATCCTTTGTTAACCCCTTGACTGCTGTTTTAGGCAATAGCTGCCCGGCTTCATAAGCTGACAAATTTTCTAGGCGTGTAAATGGAACAACGGTATCTTTGTATTTCTTGGCTAACACATCATAATTCTTTGCAAGCTCTGGCCGCGATCCCATGAGGTTGTCCGAAAACATAGACTTTCTAATACCTTGACGCGCATCTACAACGCCCTTGTATGTCTTTATTTGGCTTGGTGTTAAGCCTGTCTTTTTTGCTATCTCGTCCAAGTGACGTTGCAATGCGCCCAGCTCGCTTTGTGCCCAGTGGGCATTTTCAAGTGTTGGGTCTGATAGGTACTCTCTATACGAATTGTGATACTTAGGTTGAGAATTCTTAATAATATCTGCACTTGGTTTTGTAACTGCTTTTATCGGGGCCGCATGGGTTAATCCTTCATCGGCCGCTTGTTTAAACAACCCACCAAAATCAGCTTTTGCAGCACTTAATGCTTTAGCCTTGTCAGCCGATATATGTTTTATTATTCCTTTGGAAGTGACGGCAGGTATACGTGCGCCCAACGCCTCTGGCGCTGCGACCACCGACAAAAGACTTCCTGCATCTTCCCATAGCTCGTCACCACGTTGAGGCTCTCCCATTACGGCCTTCTGCAATCCGGTATCGCCTATCTTGAATTTTTCAGCGAGTGGCGCGGTTTGCTTGAAGACAGGAACGTTTTTTGATGCCAAGTAGGTATTGATGTTCCATGGCAAGTTATAAAGCTGTTTCCCGCCCTCCAGCATGCTTGATAAAACACTACCAACCGCCCTAGGAACGGCAGACAAAGGGTTTTGTCCTATCTGCTCACCAGCAGCTTGAATCTCGTCTGGAAACATCATTGCTTTTTCACCAGCCCCCATCAAAAGATTCATTCCGGCATTTCCAATGTCGCCGGGAATACTTCCGATCCCTTGTTGTTCGGGTTGCGTAGGGGCTGATTGTGATTGTCGTTTAGCTAGCTCTCTACGAGCCAATTCAGCACGAGCCATTTGAGGCGTAATATTCATTATTGACCTCCACTGATTATTTGCCTTAATTGCTCGTCAGACATTTGCGATAAATCCATTGAAGCATTGCTAGGCTGTTGCTTGCCAAGCATTTGATTGGAATTGTTGATTAAATCCTCCAGTTGCTGCTTCATAGATTCTAGCTTACCAATAGCCACTTCTTGCTGCTCTGCATGACTTGGTTTTAACTGAGCGGCCATTTTAAGGGCCACAATGTTCCCTTTGGCAGACAGCTTTTGCTCAAGCTCCGAAATCACGTCAGACACCAAGTTTTGCCATTTACCAAAATCCTTAACTTTTGTGGTCTTGGCGTATCTATCAGGCATAAACCCGTGGCCAAACATATCAGGGTTTGACTTGGCAATACTTAATAGCTCATCTACGCCCTTCAAGGATTTCTGTAAATGAGGTAAATCTTTTTCAATCTCTACCTTTTCCTTGTCTTGCAGTTGTGTGGCTTTGTTTGCAGACTTTATATTTTCCAGTTCAATTTGAGATTGCAGGTCGGCCTGTCTCTTCATGTCTGGCGTTTCGCCCATCGGATCAAAACCCAAATGCTTCTTAGCAAACCCACGTAATATAGGATGAGCCTTCAGCATCTCCATATCTAATCCACCTTGCGACGGCATAGGCTGCTGTGGTTGTTGTTGTGCTTCCTGCATATTTTCAGGAGAGAACATCCCCATGCCTTCGCCCATTTCTTGTGTTGGCATAGGTTGCTGGGCTTGCTGCGGTTGCCCGCCTTGCTGGCTTCTAACCCAATTCTCTAAAGCCTTGTATTGGTTGATCTCATACATTGGATCCATCTTACGATGAGCATCAGCCGCAGCCTGTGCCGCACGACCAGCCGCAGCGCGCTGCAATGCCATAGCATCCTGATGCTGCAATTGTTGCTGTTCCAGCGTGCGATTGTATTGTTCTTGTTGCTGCCCCATTTTTTGGCGTTGCATCATGTCCTTAAGCATTTCATCCACGCCAGATGAAAACACATCCATTCCAGACTTAGGCATCGGAATCGCGCCAAATATCGCCATGATTATTGACCTCCCGTTGGTGACCACATACCGCGACCGAAATCACCGGTTCCCATGCCACCAGTCATCCATGATGTGCCCATCTGGCCAGCCGTCTTCAGGATGTCGCCAAACATTTTGCCGCTTGCCTGAGTCCGCCCAAACGCAGCACCACCAGCATTCTGCCCTTGGTTCATAGAATTCTGACCCATTTGACCCGCGGTTTGTGCGCCAGTGTTGTACATGTCCTTGTTGATACCAATGCCCGCGTTGTACTTGTCCATCAAATCTTGCAGGTACTGCTGACGGTCAGCGTTTCCAATCTGTGCCGTGCCACTCTGAATCGCTTGCAACGCAGGTGTTGATCCCATCAAACCCATTGAACTAGCAGCATCCAATCCGCCTTGAGTGGCTTGTGCTTGCAGATTCTTGGCGTAGTCGCTAGTTTTGTAGGCATTTGACCATTCGTCTTGTAGGGCAACAGGGTCAGACAACTTACCCGCAGCCGTAGTCAGATTCGTGCCCGCATTGATACCACCCTGATTATACGGGTTCAAGTATCCTTGAGCGTTGTTGTAATACTGTTCGGTAGCCCTGCCAGCGTCTTCATATGCGCGGCCCGGGTGTAGAAAATTAGACATCCAACTCATGATAAACTCCTTAAACGATGACAAATCCAGCAGTTTGCGAATTTGCAGTAACCCAAACAGTGTTCTCAACAACGCAGACAATCTCGATACAATCATACCGGCTTGCAGATGATATGCTAGTGGCCGCAAGCGTTGCGTCCACTTGAATGGTTTGCCCTGCGTTGGTCAATATTCTCCAGCCGCCAGACCCATATCCCGTAATCGATTGACGAGTCCCAACGGCAGCCAACAAAGGCAGAGTGAATGAGGTCAATGCAACGTTCAATGGAATATAGTTAGAATTAATCGTCATTGCTTCAGCAACGCCCGGGACTGCATCCGTGGACATTAGTGACCTTTCAATTTGCTGTATAAGCTCATTTAAGGTATCCACAAGGACCGATACCCATTGGTTGTACTCGAATGTGAAGTTGGTATTTGCGAGCGCTGCTGCGTCTACGCGGGGCAATGTGAGGGCCATTAGTTAGCGCCTCCCGACACGCGCCTGGTGTTTTGAACTGCGCCTAAGATAACAATCGGTGCGCTAGACACACAAACCAATTTGTAACACCTGTTACGAGACACGCCCAAAGAGTACCAACGCATGCGCCAACGGTATTGACCAAGCGGGCTAAATTCACGCAAATCTGCGCTGTTGAATGTTATTCCACCGTCGTCACTGTAAAGAAGCTCAATGTGAGGTTTAAACAATGCATTGTAATGGTTGTCGTTAAATGTGGGCGTATTAGTGCCTTCGGCAATAATAAATTTATCGTCTTCAGTTACCAAGTAGATTGGATCATCAATCGTACTCGCTTCATCCACAAGGTAAACGGTGTTTACAAACGGCGCATTACTTTTGTAAAACGTTTTATCACCAAATACAAAATCAATCTCCACATAGTCAGTTAGAAATTCACTATAATCTTCCTGGAATATCTGCTTCGTTGTTAACTCGTACCGCATCGGCGATTTAATAAACGCATCCGCAGCTTGCACATTGGATTGTGTCGCGTTTCGTAGCTCGTTGTAATACAGGTCGCCCGCCATGTCATAAATGGCGCCATCACCCCTAACTGTAACTAAATGTAGATTGTTAAAAAACGTATGTTTCTTTATTCGGTTACGATTGCCGTCTAATTCAATTGCACGAGCCCATGTTTGCGTTGCAAAGTTGTATTCAAGGCAATGCGCATCTACAGTACCAATCAAGTTATCAATAGTTACTTCATCACCCGCAGACGCACGATAGAAAATAGTGTTTTCCCATTGGTACAAAAAACCTTCTGTATTCTGCTCAATGAACGGGCTTATTTGATCGTAATTAGATGACTTTTCCAACAACACGTTAACAGCCTGCGTGCTAATCTGTTGCGGCGTCTGTCCATTGCTCATCATGAAGTTAACCAAACCATTACGGTTCTGACCTAACCAAACCATCATGCCAAAATCAATATCAAGGCTATGAGGGTCTTGTATACCGTAATCCCAGTTGTATGACGAACTCAGTTTCCATGGAAATGTGCGAGTTACCCCGGCAACATCTATCTGAGTCTGGATATTAGACCAAATGTCACAAGAAAAGTCAGTAAATATGTATAGCGTGTTGTGAAGAACGCCGTATTGCCTAACCAAGCCAGACGCACGAAAAAATAATGGGTATCCTGCACCACCGTCAGGTATTGTAAAAATTTTAGATGGATCAAGCGGAACAGGGCCTAAATTGATTTGCGACAACGTAGAATCAGGCGTATTGTCAGTGCTTACCACAAACCGATTACCAAATGCAGCCACGAAAGTAGGATTTGCTGGTGTATGAAGAATATCTGTAGAAACTACCATCGTCACCGCACCACCATTCTCCGTAATAACAAAAACATTAACGCCATCAGTCATCATGCAATAGACCAATGTGCCTACAGGCAAATAAGCAAACCAAATGTCACCCGTAGCCGCCACATCTAACGGCAATATCTTTTGATTGTAAAATTTATCGTATTGAATGACGCGCGTGCCTACAACAACATACACGTAATCAATGGAACGGAATATATCCCTAGGTTCTTGGTCAAACACAAGACGGTTTGTACCAAGAAAACTAAGGTGTTGCCTTCCCATTGCCGGATAAAAAGCTTGTTTATCTTTGCCTGAATCAACAGACATGGGATACCAATTAGCAAGGTCAGAACTGCCGTATTGAGTGAAACGTTGACGGTCGAATGATGTGAATATAGGTAGTTTGCTAATTGCCATTAAACACCAGCCCTTACGCGCCATGCGCCATTCAACATACTAGCCTTGTCACCTGTGATTGCTAAATTAACCTCGCTCGCGGCCTCCATATTATCCCGAGCAGCAACCAACATTGATTCAAGCTTTTCCGTCCAAGCATCAGAACGCCCTTT